TAAAAAATGGCACGCAGGTAAATATTTATTTACTGTTGACTTTGCACATCCAGATAGTAACATACTTGACACTGATCATTCAGAGATTCCGCACGAACACAAGTGCGCTCACATAATTGCCTTAGATGATGGTAATTTTGCAGCACAACCTAACAACAGATGTATATGGGATATACCTTCTTTCACTGTGAAAGATAGTATTCCTGACTGGAAAGTGCAGACCTCTGAGTGGAATGTAGAAGATAGTAGAGCTTGGCGTACAGAAGATACAGACAAGTTCTTCTATGAAATCGAGGAGAAAAAAAATGATTGATAAAGTAAAAAACATGGCAGACAAGTGCTGGTGCAATCACAAAGTATGTGTAATTATAATTGCAGTTCTTGTTATAGCTTACATAGCTAAGTAATTATTATGGAGTATGCTAGGATGGATTATAGGTTTACAGCGATATTAATAATTGCTATCTGTGTCCTAGCATTCTTCGGAGGACCTGTTAGATGAGTGACAAACCATTAAGAATATCAGACGAGGCATCTGTTTCTATGCCTATGAAGACTGTTGCTAGTCTTATAATTATTGTTGCTCTTGGCACTATGGGTTACTTTCAAATATTAGAACGTCTTAACATTGCAGACACAAGGCTGCAGATAATGGAAAAAGATCTTGAAGAAAATACAGAGTTTAGAATTAAATGGCCACGTGGTCAAATGGGGTCATTACCTGCAGATTCAGAACAATACATGATGTTGGAGGATTTATATAAAACCACTGACAAGTTAAGTAAACATATTGATGACATGGCTCTAAACAAAGTAAACATAGAATTTTTATCTAAACAAATGGATAAAGTATTACAAGACATAGAAAAATTAAAAGATGCCAACAGAGAAATAGGTTATAAAAACGGGAGTTATCAATGATTGAGGCTGTAATAGGATTGCTTATGTTTGTAAACGGAGAGATAAAAGAAGCACGTTTGCAACCATCAATGGCAGAATGTTTGCGTGGAAAGAGGACAGCTGAGAGACAATATTCAGAGTCAGTATCTTATAAATGTTGGAAGGGTAAAGCAGAATTAGAAAAAAATATTGATGGATCTTTGTCTATAAAAAAGTTAATATTAGAATAATGAAAGTTACTGCAGAAGTTGTAAATGGTAAATGTCCTACCTGTGATGAGTACACTATGTTAGTTGGACTAACTAATGAATTATATAGATGCATGTCATGTGGATCAGATCTACAACAACATGTAAATGGTAAAATATCTTATCTACCTCACATATCAAAACCAAAAGACTTAGATCCTTTTGTAAAAGAATGGAAAGATGGCTAAAAAAAGTTTTAAATTTTTTACACCTCGAGATAAACCCAAGAAACGTGGACCACGGAAACACAAGAAAAACATGAATAAAAACGAAAAAAGACAGAAACGTACTCGAAGATATAAGGGTCAGGGTAAAGGTTGACAATTATCATTTAATATCCTATATATAATATATGAAAGAAATAAAGGAGAAAACAATGAAAAGACCAAGAAGAGACAAAGAACATATGGCAATACGTAAAAAAAATAATTTTGAAGATCGTTATGCTAAAGGTATTCATTTTGATATTAGATCAAAAGGATGCTGTTTTATAACAATGCAAACTCATGCAGGACCATTAGAAGTTTATATAGACTCTATGGATGGATTGGATGATGCACCACTTGTTAGTGCAAGAATACCAGGTAGAAAACCAAAGGAGGTTTTTGTAAAATGAAAGAAAAAACTATTACAATAAAAGTAGATGGTGCTGCTCAAGGTCAGTGGTCTAACCTTTTACTAGAGTTAAATTTAATAAAAAAAGCATGGAGACCTTTTGGTGTTGATATGACGTTAAAAGCACCAGGACTTAAAAGAATAATAGAATGGGGAAACAGAACTGGAGAGTATGTTAGACCAACTAGACAAAAAAATAAAAAAGTTAGATAATGGACCTCATACTATTAAGCGACGAACTTTATCATCTGGTAAAAGTAACAAAAGAGATGATGGAAGGTATAGAGTTATTAAGTGACGTAGATTGTTTTGATCTATGTGACATACTACGTTTACATTTAACTACATATTACGATGCACCATACAATGTACATGTCATGAACGATGGCACTGGTGAATTTTACGGATGTGTTTGTAGATGATACACCTACCCTAAAAGAGGGAAAATGTAAGGGTAGGTTATTGGTGAGAAGATTAAAAACCCACTAACATTTATTAGTTACATAGTCAAATTATATTTTCTGCAGTGCAGGTAAACTTAACAAACATATTGTATTTATTGACTTCTTCTTGACCTATCTCTATCATTTTATTTATAGATTCTTCATACCCAAACATTAAACAATCATATTGACTATCAAATAATGCTGGCCAAACATAGGGATCAAGACAAGTATTTGCTACCTGTGAACAAATAATTAAACTTAAACCTATTTTTATCATTGACAATCCTATAATCTACACTATATATTCGTTTTAATATGAAAGGAAACAAAGATGACTGACATGAGTAAATACAAAAATGTTTCACTAACAAAAGAAACATACAAGGTTTTAGAGACATTGTCGAAGTTAATTTTGCCCGATGCAAAGTTAAGTGTAGCTAAAACAATTGAAGCAATAGCAAATGAGAAAGCAAAAAAATTAAATGGCAAATTCAAAAAAAGTTAATAAAGTAACTTATATATGTCCTACTTGTAAGGGTAATGGTTACGTAAAAGTCGCATGCATTTATGAAAAAGAAGATATGGTTCATCAATGCTGGGACTGTGACTCACAAGGAGAACTATATGATTATCAAGAAGAAGTGATAACGGTTCATTAATGATTTATGATTCTGGAATTGCTGATACTGACAAAGCTTATATTGCTGGATTGTTTGACGGAGAAGGATCAATACATTTTAAACGGGGTGTAGAAAAGAAAAAGAAACACAAGGGTAGTGGTTATAGATTATCTAACTCCATGCGTATTAGCATGGAGATAACCATGACAGATAGATCTGTATTGATGTGGGTTCACGAGGTGTTGGGTGTTGGCACGTTACGTAAGAAACCACGTAAAGGTAAAAGGGTTGACGGTACACCATATCTTATGCAGTACAAATGGCGATGTACATTTCGTGATGCGTATTATGTGTGTTGTCTTATCTGGCCCTGGTCACATACAAAATTAGAAAAGGTACAACAAATTATACAACACTACTCAGAAAAAAAACTTAATAACGGTGAAGTTATAGATCTTGATCAATACAGAAGAGAGATGAACATAGAATGATAGGTTTATTTTTTGTAGGTATAATTGTAACATTTACTATTGGATTGATTGCTTGGTATATTGTAAATAAATTTGTAATAAAAAAATGAGAGTTAAATTTTATATATGGTTGATGGGTGTAGCAGGTTCTATTAGTGCATGGGCATGGAGAGAACATGTTAAGATACTAAGATCTAGAAGACCTAAAGTGAAACGAGAAAGGTTTGATGATCTAGAATGAAGAAAAGCGATAAGTACAACTATCACGAGGGTAAACAAATCACGGACCCTGACACAGGAAAACGTGTCTACGAGATAAGTTCTTATAGACTTCCTAGTGTAACTACGATATTAGGAGCCACCAAAAATACAGAATTTTTAACCAAATGGAAGGCCAAAGTCGGTGAAGCAGAAGCAGACAGAATCAAGAATGTATCTAGTGCACGGGGTACCAG